CGCAGAATCTCCAGCGCATGCGCACATGCGCTCGCAAAGACTTGTGTCGGGAGTACGACCGACTTGTGCCTGAGCCTCCGCAATGGACTGCTCTTAAGTTTGAGCAGTATTGCGAACGCACTGTCAAGGAATATTGTAGCAAACGCGCTGAGAACGTGGTGCTTGACAAACTGCATTCCCATGACCCAGATCGGACGGGTTCTGATATTCGTATTTCACTGAAAGGTCAGATAATCAAGAAAGATGAGAAGCGCGACAAGGTTGAGGCTATTCCTGGTCAATTGATTCATGAGTACGACATCAAGCAAACTTTGGGAGATGGGCCGTTTGCTTTGTTCCTGGAGGATGAAATCATTTCCGCGTTTCCTGATAATTTCTTATTCTATCGTAGAATGAATCCGGATGAATTCATTGCCGCTTACCAAAAGACTTGGCGCGTTGGCAACGGTGTTCACACGTCGGATGTTACCCGCTGGGATGTTGGTTGTGACGCCGGAGTGTTGAACTTCGATTTGCATGTCATGCAAAGATCCGGTTTTCCTGGCTGGTATATGGCGGAGTATGCTGAGCGGCGGTTGAATTCCCGCAGCCAGCACGGTCCAATGGCCACCATGCAGAACTCTGGGGATCGTTATACTTGGGCGTTGAATAGTGTGCGGCGTGCTGTCGTTGCGTCCCTTATCAACCACGTGACTTCTGCGGACACTGTAGCAATAAATGGCGATGATGAGGCAATCGACCGCCTGTGTGATTCCGATGAATTCCCCGATTCTCCTTGGGAGTTTAAGAATTTGAACGGTCCTTTGGGTGAATTTAGTGGGTTCACTTTGGGTGGAGCCATACCTGAGTATTCTGCCCGTGGTATTCAATATCGCACGATGATTTTGGAGTCGCGCGATCCTAGCGCCCAGAACAAATGGCTCAATTATCTCGGGTTGCTGAAGCATGCCGACCATTCGTCGGTTGAGGCCATGGACGTTGCACGTTCCGCTCACATTCACATGAACACTGAATTGTTTAAGGAAGCCTTGCCTGAGGCTATGCGTGGCATGTTTCCGGACGTGTTTGAGTTGGTCTAGCGATCGATTTGCGTATCGATTGTAGTCGCGGATAATAGTAGGCTCCACATTCGC